AATTTTTGATTGAACCCAAGCTTCAATATTTCCCTCACCTTTCATTTTTTTCTTCAGTCTTTTTGCTGCTGAAATAATAGTAGAAAGTTCGGAACGAGCCATTGAATACTCGTGGTCATATGCTTCTGGAAAGTTTCCAGGATGAACTGTGGCAATATTATATTTCATTTGGTTTGATGATGGTTCCATAGGTAACGAAAATAAAGACCAGTATTTCCGTCCATATCTACATTCAGTAGCTAGTTCCATTTTTTGGCACTTTGGACAATATCTTTTTTCTTGCTGATAAATTGGAGCATCCCAATCATATGCAAGAGCATCAGTACCTTCAGTTTTTGTCCCCCAATTATCTGCTCCAACTTTGCGACATTTAGATAATGCTCCAGAAGCATATGCACTTGGCCAAACATTATATCTTGATTTTACCTTGTGGTAGCAAGCATCTTTTGTGCCACTACCTTTGCCTGGCTTGTCTTTTTGTGCTTCGTTAAGTTCCATTGCTTCTTTAATTCCTGGTTCTGCTTTAACGTAATTTTTATCTTTTTTACCTCTAGCAAAAGTTGAAACATTGGTTGGTTTTGCTGCTCCAGTCTTTGCTTGTTGCCCCTTATCTTTTTGACGTTTGCGACGAATTGCCGATCTAATTAATGCTTCGCCCTTTTTACCTTTTTTCTTTAGAGACCTTAACCTTCCACTACTAAAACACTTTGGGGTCTTAGTCTCTCCTGGTTCATTTGCACAAGGAGATCCATCTGCCTGAACCCATCCTGGTTTACCATTTTTTGATTTTGATCCCTTAAACCAATGATGCAGAGTTCCTTCCTTTAGATCTTCAATCCAATCATCTGGAGTTTTTCCATGTTTATCAACAAAAGCATTGTGTAATTGTTTTGCTGTCATATCATATTTTTTCATAATACGACGCATCAACTTATCGATGGAACTGTATGAAGGATCTTTCAAGATCTGTAATTCATCTTCAAGATCTTCTACAGCATCATCTTCACACCCACAATGTTCCTTTACATCTTTAAATTTTTTGTGCTCTTTTTTAGCATCGGACTCCATTTTTTTCAAACGAGTATAATAATCTGGAATTTCATCAAGATGTTGTAATGCAATATCAGTTGCAAGATCTTTGTCTTTAGTATGTTCGTGTTCAATGGGAATTCCCATCTGAAGTTGATTTTTTACAAAAGAAACTTCAAGACGATGCTTTTTTGCAATTTGTTCAATTGATTTGTGTGACTTTACTTCGTGCATTTCATTAAATGGTGACTTTGATTTAGTCTTTTCACCTCTTTGTCTTTTCTTTCGAGAAGCACAATGAGCCTTTTGAGAAAATCCACTTGGATTGTCACAATCAATTGATCTTTTGTATTTTTCGGACCAACCCATTGAAAATGATATTACTCTTTATTATTTAGAAAACCTTGCTTGAGTAATTTTGATAAATCTGATGTTGATCCAACGAATAAAGCATTGTTATTAGTAACATTAGTAGTTTTAGTCTTATCTTCTTCTACTTCTTTAAGCTTTTTTTGTAAATCAATAAGTTTATCCGTAGTATCGGCAACATTTTTAATCAATTGCCCAGCAACTTCATATGCCCTAGGAGAATCACTTTCTCCAGCAAGTTCCATAATTCCATTAATTGCTTCTTGCCCTTTTTCAATTAATGAATATAAATTTGCCCTTGTATATTCATAATCTTTTTTTATATCATTTTTTTGAGGTTCAACTATACTTACGTCTAAACTTGTATTTTTATCGACCTCTTTAGCAATAGATGTTTCTATATTCAGGGACTTACTAATAGAATCAAATTTATCCATAATATATCAATTAAATATCTCTTTGTTGTGTTGGACTATAAACTTTTGAGTCAAATAGTTGCTCTACAGTTTCACTAAAACCAAAGTCATCTTCTGGACCCGCATCTATTGGATCGGGAACAACGGTATATCTCATTTCTCTCTTAGAATTGACAGTATCAGTTCCTGTATAAGTATCTACTTGCACTTTTCTGATTAATCCATCTGTGCTTTCTGCAACTGGTCCAAATAGTTGAGTTTTAGCAGTAAAATTTAAAGTATAAATTAAAGATCTTCTTGTAGAAAAATCTCCCTCATAGTCATCTTGGAAAGATGTGCTATTTAAAACAACTGGAATATCTCTCTTTTCTCCGATTGAATCGATTAGATCAATTGTAATGTTGAAAGATGGTTGAAAGTATGGTAATATTTGCTCAACAATTTGCAATGCATCATCATTTAACTTCGTCATAATATTAAGTTCAAATCCAATATTGTAAGGAACGGGCATATAAACTTTTTTCAAGTTGGTTCCATCAGATGCTTTAAATGTTTGGGTAACACCAGTTTTTCTTGATGGATCATATTGAATAGAAACCATCTCAAAAGACATTCTTGGTAATGTTAATGCGACTGGTTTACTCAATTCTGCCTGTTGTTGAATTTTGGCAAGAAATTTTTGCATTGGACCATATGCCAAAGCAACCCTCATTTCAGAAAAGGTCCCGTCATTGGCATCTTTATGCCTGATATAAATTTGATTAAATAGTGTTCCAAAACCAATGATGGTTTTTCTAATAATCTCGTGATAGTAATAAGTTCCTAACATTAGTAATTACCAAAAGGATTTGATTCTGAAAAATCTAGCAATTGATCTGCTTCCGCCTCAATTTCATCATTTTCAGCATATTTATCATATAAGTCATAATCTTCAAAAGATTTGACATGATATGATGCAGAGGAGGCAGTACCAATGACTGTTTCTCCAGGAATAAATCTACCAGTATTTATTGAAATTTTAAGAATCCTTTCTCCGTTTTCAATTTTAGAGCTCTTAATAAATGCTCTAGTTCCAGAAAGAGATCCAACAACTTCTTCATTATTGATATAAGTTCCAACACCAACCACTGGAGGTGATGATATTGTTACTGTTGGTGCCGTCGTATATCCATATCCAGTATTAATTATTCTAAATCCAGTGACTTTTCCACCAGATATAGTTGAAACCACTTCTGCAGTTTTTCCAACTCCAGTAGGACCAGAAATAGATACAACTGGTGGAACGTAATAATTTTTTCCTTGGTTTAATAAGTTGAAAGTATAAACAGCACCGTCTACTATGCTTACCGTAGCTGCAGCTCCAGCACCACCACCCCCAGTTATAGCAATTCCAGGTTTTACTGTATATCCAAATCCAGCATTTGTAATTAGAATTTCTTTAATGGATTGAGAACCATTTAAAGACGTTGTAATCGCAACAGCAGTTGCTCTTAACCCACCAACAGGTGGAGCATCTATTGTAACTATTGGAGCAGAGCTGTAATTATACCCATCATTAGTCAAATAAATTTGCCCAATAGATCCAGAGGCGGCAATTTGTGCATTGGCTGTCGCAGTTGTTCCAAATCCAACTAAAGTTAAAGTTGTGATATAACCAACATCTTTGATAGCATCTTGAATATCTTCAATTCCAGTATTAATCTCTTCATCTTCATATTCAAATAGTTCACACTTAAGTTCATAAACATAATTTTTTCCTAATTGATAGAAAGGAGTTTCAAACTCAACTCTTTTAATTTCAAAAAGTCTTTCTCCCAATGGGAAATAAATTAAATCTCCTTCTCTTGGTCTAGATGCTAAAAGAAGATTTGCACCCTCATCAATATCTGGATCAGCATCCTCTGCTTCTAAAATAGTTTGTAAAAATGGAGTTATAAATTCTTCAAATCTTTCTTTTGAAATAGTTAAAGAAACTTCATTTGTCAATCTGATTCCAAATTTACTCATAATATCATAAGATTGACCATATCCTTCATAATTATTAAGATATGCCTCTATTAAAAAATTATCATCAAATTTTGATGATTCTACTTCTCTTAGAATATTATCGACATTAAGATATTTTCTAGGTATGTAATAAACCTCAATACCAAACATTCTTAAATGTTCGTTTATCAGATCCTGAACTAAATTTTGTTCTCCAGGAGAACCTTGAAGAAAGAAGGGATTAAGAGCCATTATCCAATAAAATCGTAAGGTGGCATTTCATAATCAAGAGACATTCTTTGTCT